GGCACCTGATTGGCGCGAAGAGTGGGTGAGACGTGGGGAAGCCGGTCTGCTGGGCGGTTTAGCGATCGCCGGCATGACACAATTCGGCAGACCGCTCGCGCGCGCTGGCGGAGCATTCGTTAGTCGGAAAGCGGGAGACATTGTTGGTGGAATAGCGGATAAGCGTGCGATAGCCGACGCGAGCAATCTGGCGACGCAGCAGCCCGCCCGTTTGTCTCTAGCACCGCCATCGCGCCCTGCCCCGACCGCGATCGTGCAGACGCCGGACCTGCGGACCATGTCACCGCATGGAGCGATGACGGCGGCGCGTACCGAGCCGCACCTGATACAGCAGGGCGGGCGTGGACAGTATGTCGGTGCGCCGCGAGGCGCGACCACGAAGAAGGACATCGACAAGATTCGCGACGACTTCGATCAGGAAGTCGCGGACGGCGCATCGGGTGCCGAATGGTACGCCCTGTCGCGGGCTTTCAATGTACGGTCGCAGCGTTCAAAGGCACAGCGATCCCTGGCGGCGCACGAACAGGCTTTATGGTCGCCTCAGACGACACCTGACCCGAATTTGAATTGGAGCATCGGGGCGCGCCTTGGTTACGAGTCTGGGGGAACCCCAGGCCTACCGAGAATACTGCACACAGGTCGTCAATCGCGAGCCTATAAAGAGGCGCGTGATGCGGCTGCCGCGCGTGGTGGGTGGAGAGTGGGGGATGTGCTTCCGCAAGGCCCGAAGACTGGCGTCTTTGCCCAGCACCTCGACCCGAACCGGCCTTTCGCGACGACCGGCACGAACGACATCTGGCACGCACGCGCTCTTGGGTACAAGGGCGATGGCGGCAAACCATTCGATCGCGCGTTGTCAGGCCAAGAGCATCGTTTTATGGATTACGAAACGGTCCTCGCGGTCGTGCGCGCAAATGCGAAGAAGCTCGGCGGGCGCGCCGACTGGACGCCGTGGAAATTACAAGCCGCTGCCTGGGTATCGGCAAAGGGCAAGAAGATCGCCAAGGATAAGGGTATCCCGGTCGCCGCGGGCATCAGGCTTGCGTCGAAGAGCTACCCGGCCTATGCGAGGAAATATACCGTCTCTGTGCCATCCGAGGGGATTCCCGGTGGAAGCACCGGGCTTTTCGGCGGTCTGCATACCGCAAGCACGCCTGTGAAAAGAGCGTTCAGCCGCGAAGCGCCATGGGCGGCGCAAGGCGGACACGATACGTTGCTGGGCGACGTATTCGGCGGCGGATATCTGTTGCCTAGCCTAAAGGGCACCGGGGCATTCCGTAATAGGGCGGGCGATCTCGAAACCAACCCGATGGAGCTGGGCCGCCAGATGGTCCCGTTTGTATCCAGTGGGACCGCTAGACGTATCCCGCGAGATGTGGCCGAGGGGTTGGACGCTACCCAGGCGATCCGCGGTCTTCTCGACATGCAAGAAGGCTCGGCGTGGAACAAGGTCATCACGCATTCGACGGGTCCGAAAACGGCGTTTAATTTGACGACGCGGACGCAGAGGACGCCGACCGAGGCGCAGATGAAGCGCGCGGTAGGGATAGCCGAGAAGCACGATATCGGCATCATCGCGAACGCCGATGGCGGCCTCGCATTCAACAAGGTAGTCGATACCAAGGGCCTGTCCGTGGCGGATGCGGCGAAGGCGGAAAAGAAGGCCGCAAGGGATGTCAACAGGCTGTTGAAGGGCGATCTCGGAAACGAGCTGCGTCAGGTGTTCAAGGGCGCTACGTTCGAGCGCGGCATCTGGCAGGGCGGATATATCGATCTGAGCTACCAGCTCGCCCTCAAGCACGCTGGCAAGGGATACGCGACGAAGAAGATCATCAGGCAGCTCAATAAATTGAAAAGAAAAGCCCCAGGCTTCTACGACAACCTGATCAACAGCAAGGGCGTTCAGATCAAGGCTCGTAAAAACCTGGAGCGGTACAACAACTGGATCGGCAAGGTGTCCGGCGCGCAGCGCAACGACTACGTCAAGCTGCTGGAGATCGTCGGCACCTCGAAAATCAAGGGCTTGCTCGATTACGTCAAGAAGTACGGAGCGGGTGGCCTACCGGCAATTGCCCTGGCCGCACTTTCCCCGCATCTTCGGGATGAATCCGCTGGTAGAAAACCTGGTCAATCGGAAGAGCGTATCTGAAAAACTGTTCCGAATACGACCCGTCGTTGCACTTGATGCGTAACGAGCAGCCGGGCTTGTTCCTGTCGTTCGGGTCTATCCATCCGCGTTTCAGAGCGCGGCGATAACAATCCGAAGTCATTCTGGACATGAGGGTGTCCCTCTCTTTAGTGCTTCGGGCGGGATGCCCCGGCGCACAAGCTGAAGATCAAATGCCGTGCGGCTACGGTAGCAACTTTATGAGTGAGGCACAAGCCTGATGGACGAAAACGACTTCCAGGCGCTGGTCCGAAACGAGATCGAGCAGGCCGTCAACTATCAGGACGGGGAATTTGCGTCCGCTCGGATCGAGGCCCTCGATAACTATCTCGGCAAGCCGCTGGGCAACGAGGTCGAAGGACGCAGTCAGGTGATCCAGACTGAGGTCAGCGACGTTATCGAAATGATAGTCCCTGGCATCATGAAAATATTTGCCAGCGCCGACGATTTCGTAAGATTCGAGCCGCGCGACAAGGATGATGTCGGCGCGGCTGTGCAGGCGACCGACTATGTCAATCACGTTCTGAATAGAGATAACGACGGATTCGTCATTCTTCATAACTTCTTCAAGGACGCGCTGCTGTTTGGTCTCGGCGTCGTCAAGCATTTCTGGCTGGAGACCGAGACCACTGCGGAGGAGGAACATCGGGGGCTGACCCCGGCCGCGCTGACCGCACTTCTGGTCGATGACGACATCGAGGTGACCGAGCAGGACATGCACGAAATCGGCGAGCCAGAGGTTCTGCCGGACGGCAGCTTACTGCCGGCGCAGATGATCTACGATGTGCGTGTTCGCAAGACTCGCCGCACCGCGCGCGTCAAGATCGAGAACGTGCCGCCCGAGGAATTTCTGTTTAGCCAGCGAACGAAGAGCCTGGATGACGCGCGATTCGTCGCTCACCGCACCACGATGACGGTTAGCGAGCTGGTCGATATGGGTTACGATCGCGCGATGGTCGAGGGCCACGCCGGCCCGCCAGATGTCGATGCACTGGACGAAAAACAGTCGCGCTTCGAGGACATCGAGGGCCAGGCCGAGAACATCACCTCAGACATAAGCCAGCGCGACGTGGCGGTAATCGAGGCATACGTTCGCGCCGACTACGATGACGACGGCAAGGCCGAGCTTCGCCGCGTGGTCTGTCTCGGATCGGCGCACGAGATCGTCGAGAACGAGCCTTATCACATGATCCCCTTCTCGGTGATCTCCCCGATCCTGATGCCGCACCGCATGGTCGGTCGTGGCGTGGCCGAGCTGCTCATCGATCTGCAAAAGTCCAAGACCGCGGTCCTGCGCCAACTGCTCGACAACATTTATTTGATGAACAACGCGCGGATCGGCGCAGTGGAGGGACAGGTCAATCTTGACGACCTGATCGCCAATCGCCCCGGCGGCATCGTTCGGATGCGCGCCCCCGGCATGGTGCAGCCGCTCACGCCGCCGTCTGTCGCCGACTCCGCTTTCCCGCTGCTGGCGTACCTCGACCAGGTGCGCGAGATGCGAACCGGACTGTCGAAGGCGTCCATGGGTCTCGACGCCGACGCACTTCAGTCGAGTACCGCCGCGGCGGTCAACGCGACGATCAGCGCCGCGCAGGCCAAGATCGAGATGATCGCGCGGGTATTCGCCGAGACGGGTGTCAAGCGAATGATGCTCTCGATCCTCCAACTCGTCCAGCACCACCAGCAGCAGCCGCGGGAGATTCTCCTGCGCGGCGATCCCGTGTCTATGGACCCGGCTGTCTGGGGGGAGATAGGTTTCGACGCGGTGGTCAATGTCGGTCTCGGCAATGGAGACGAGCAGCAGCGCGGTGCGGCGCTGGCGCAGGTCGCGGCCAAGCAGGAGCAGGTGCTGATCCAGATGGGCATGGACAACCCGCTCTGCACACTGGCGCAATACAGGCGCACACTGGTCAAGATGCTGGCGATGGCTGGCTTCAAGAACGGCGACGATTTCTTCCTCGACCCGGAGAACCTGCCGCCGGATGTTCAGCAGCGTTACGAGGCCAAGTTGCAGTCGATGCAGCAGGGCGGCGACGATACCGATCGCATGAAGGTGGAAGCCGATATCCAGCTTGACCGCGAGAAGATGCTCGCGGAACTCGAAATCAAGCGCGAGGAAATAAGGATGAAATTCGAGCTGCGGAAGCAGGAAATGGAC